AATCCTCGATATTCAGGTGACGATTCCAGTGGGCATGGCTTCCGCCGACGTCGACACTCTTCTCAATGACATGGGCGCCTTTCTTGCATCGGCGTCCTTCAAGACACATGTGAAGGGCCAGCAGATTTCGTTCTAGAAATGGAACGTCACTCTGAAGGTCCAACCCTTGTTGCCTTAGTTATCATCTTGGTAATTTTGATGATAGCGGTCATTGTGGCCATTACGGTTATCGTAATGACTCACCAGAAAGGAAATCGTGAAGAGATCCAATCAGTTGAAAGAGCTGCGAAAGTTCAACAACTCACTGCAGGGAGCAAGCTGGGGTAATTACCAGCACTTCTTGCGTATATTGTTGAGTTCCATCGTAGTCGAACAGGCCCGCGAGGCCCTTCGTCTTTTGGACGAGGGTGACTTTGCGGGACTGGTCGACTATGCTGATTACCTTGCGTCTACAGAGTTTCAGACGCCAACCGAGCATCGGTTGTGTAATCAAGTTGCTGCAGTAATTCGGAAGTATCCTTTCCCTCCAGGGTTACTTAAAAATGACCCAAAAGAGAAAGCACTCTTAACGTTCTTCAAGTGCGAGCATCGCTGCAAGCGCGTGAATCAACGTTTTGTTGCTTACCGCAAGGTAAGAAATCCGTACGAAGATGCCCTTAGTCGGGCACGATCGTATATCTCGTACGTTTTAGGAGATTTTAATATCTCCGATGTATGGGATAATTGCGGCTTTGGAGCTGGCGCGAGTCTGGGGATCCACGGGAATGCTACTAACTCTGCCCGGAAGATTCTGAGCAAGAGTTGGTCTGTGACCCCAGGCGCTTACTACTATGCACAAGCTGCTCTGAAGGAGGATTTGCATATCTTCGAGCTCCTAACGGGGCGTGAAGGTACGCGCTTCTTCAGTCTCGACCCAGATGAGTTTAATCGCTCGTTTGAGAAGAGGGCTAGCATCGTAGACTACAATAAAATTGCGTTCGTGCCCAAGACTGTAAAGGTCCTACGGACCATTGCAGTCGAGCCGATGCTCAACGGATACCTCCAGAAGGGTGTCGACGTGGTTATGCGTAAAAAGCTTAAACGCGTTGGCATTAACCTGGAGGATCAGGAACCTAACAAACGATGGGCCCAAAAAGGCTCAAAAGAGTGGAAGGATCCTGATGCTTACTGTACCATAGATCTTTCTTCTGCTAGTGATAGCATTAGTATTGAACTATGTCGCAGTCTGCTCCCTCCGGATTGGTTCGATTTTTTGAACTCAATCCGTAGTCATAGTTATAAACTTGATGGTAACGTGAAACACTATCACAAGTTTGTTACTATGGGCAACGGCTTCTGCTTCCCGCTTGAGACGCTTATTTTTGCTTCACTTTGCGCTGCCAGTAGTTCGATAACGTCGCGTCCACAGGATTTTCTTGTGTATGGCGACGATATTGTCGTACGAAAAACAGTGTATCCCACAGTTCTCCAACTGCTGGAGGTCTGTGGGTTTAAAGTGAATCGCGATAAGACCTTTTCAGAAGGTCCGTTTCGTGAGTCTTGCGGTGCAGATTGGTTTGAAGGCGAGGACGTTCGTCCGATCATACTTGATTATGCTTTCGATTCTCTCGAGAACATTTTTAAGTTCTGCAACATGTCAAGGTCTAAGCCTCACGTTTCTATGATGCTTTCTGAGTGCCTCGAATTTCTCGAGTCGCTCATTCCTCCTCGGCTAAGATTCGTACGCCCTTACAAGGGCAATGCGGATTCCGCTTTGGAGGTACCTTGGGATGTATTTATGGCTTCCCCCTTCTCCAGGTTTAGCAAGAAATTGCAGGCATGGAGTTGGGTTGAGCTGTTGGTAACCCCTGAACCCGATGTTAAGGTCCAGAGGTTTGCAGGCTACTCTGTAGCTTTGATCCGGGGTGCACTTACGGGAGTTCAATCCCTTACCCCTTTCGCCGAGCGATTTAAATCGCGCACGAAACTGTGTCGACGATCTTACGCAGGAGGTTATTGTATTGAGTTACCAGGGTCCTATTTCTGGAACTCGTACTTTTTCTTCTTGG